TTGAAGGTTTTGTAAGATTAAGTAATACAGGATATACTACTGCACACCAATATATTATAGATTTTGCTACTGCCGAAAATATTAATAGAACTACCATAGCACCTTATAATACAGAAGCACAAACTGCATACTCTGGTTCTTTTCTACCTTATAATGCAGGAACTAATTTTTATAGTTGGGGTAATTTTGATACAGGAAGTTTTAGACACTTTGCTTATGTAAGAGATGCTTCTGGAAATCATGCAGTATTTATAAATGGAACAAGAGTAATTAATAGCTCATCTACTGACAGTACAGCATTAAATTATGCTGACAGTAATTATCTTGGTATTTTACAAAGACATAATGGAGAGAACAGCTCTTTTATGAAAATGGCAGATTTAAGAATTTCAGATGTTGCAAGATATGACCCAACTTTAACATCATATACAGTACCTAGTTCAAGATTTTCTTTAACTTCAGAAGGAGTATCAGCAACAGGAAACTTTACAGGCACAACAATAACTGCACCATCAAGTGTATCTAGTATGGGTGCTATTATTACTTACCAAGACCAAGCAGGTACTAACGCATTAAACACAGATATAGTTTTACAACTTTCAGCAGATGGTGGTTCTAACTATTCAACAGCTACACTTACTGCTTTACCAGATTTTTCTACAGGTATTAAAATGGCTAAAGTAAATGACTTATCTGTAACAGCAGGAACAAGTTTAAAATATAAAATTAGTTTTGCTAACCAAGCAAGTGGAACTAAGGAAGCTAGAATAAGAGGTGTAGCTTTACAATACTAATATGCCTAGAAAAAAGATTACACCAACGCAATATGCTGAACATACAGCAGGTGTAAGACTTTCAGCACATGAAAAGTTATGTGCAGAGAGAATGAAGCAAATTCAAGACAGTATTAAAGAGTTAAATAAAGAAGTAAAAAGTTTAAGAGTAGAAGTATCTAAAGGTAAAGGTGCTATTAGTGTACTATTGTTTTTAGGTTCTATTATTGTTAGTATAATAGGATATATTAAGTGGAATGGCTAAAAAGAAATTCGACTTAAATAAAGTTGAACACGAAACAAACAGTAGATTTAAAAAAACATCTATTGCAAAAAACAAAAGTAAGATTAAATGGTCATCTATGAACAAAAACAAAAGAAGGGCTCATAAAAAATGACTAAATTTATTCTAGTATTATATAGCTGTAGTTTTATGACTATGCAGTGCGGAAGTGGTACATATCTAACTAAACATGATACATGGTACGAATGTGCAAAAGATGGGTATATCCAAGCACAGAAAATGATGGAAGTAGCTGATGTCAATAAAGTTAACGCTGGTAAACTAGCAATTAAATTTGAATGTAAATTAATAGAAATAAAGGAGAGTTAAAATGGCAAAACGTGGACTTTATGCAAACATAAACGCAAGAAAAAAGAAAGGTATATCTAGACCAAAGTCTAAAAGTACTATTTCAGCTAAAGCGTATGCAAACATGAAGGCAGGTTTCCCTAAAAAGAAATCTTATGCCTAGTAGAAACTATAGAGAAGAATATAGAAAGTATCAATCTTCTACTAAATCAAAACTCGATAGAGCATCAAGAAATAAAGCTAGACGTAAGTTAATGGCTCTTGGTGCTGTGTCTAAAGGCGATGGCATGGACATTGACCATAGAAACAAAAACCCTAGAGATAATTCTAGAGGTAATTTAAGAATTACATCAAGAAAACTAAACAGAGGTAAATATCGTGTGGCTTAGTGCAATAAAATTAGCAGTCAATGCAGGTTCTCATATCTATAAAAAGAAACAAGAAACTAAAATGAGAATGGCAGATGCCCAAGCGGCTCATGCCGAAAAGATGGCTAAAGGTGAGTTAGAATATTCTGGTAAACTTTTAGAAGCAAGACAATCGGACTGGAAAGACGAGGCGGTACTTATAATTTTAACGCTCCCGATTTTGGTGATCGCTTGGGGGGTCTTCTCGGACGATCCTGCGGCATCAGAAAAAATTAAAATGTTCTTTGAACAATTCCAACAGCTCCCGTCATGGTTCACTAATTTATGGATTCTTGTCGTGGCGAGTATTTACGGTATAAAGGGCACACAAATATTTAAGGGTAAGAAATAATGATTGATAAAATACTTTATAACTTCTTTGCAAGTATAGATAAGTTTTTTGCAATAATAGAAGATTGCTCATCAAAAATAAACGTTTGGGTTTGGAATAAACGTTGGAAAAACAGAAATGGTACAGGATATAAATATGCTAAAAAAAATAAAAAGTCTAATTAAGAAATGGTGGAAGAAACAAGAAGACGATATAGAAGATTTAATGGACTTACAGTTTCCTGATCCAGAACAAATTAACACAAATAATCTTTGTCCTAAATGTAATAAAGACTTTGGCTGTGAGTGTGAATAATGAAAGTTAACGAAAATACATCTGTATCAATGCCAATTAAAAATATGATTGGTATTATAATTGCAGTTGCTATGGGTGTATTTGGTTATACAGAAGTCACAGCTAGATTAACTTCATTAGAAACTTCTAGAGAATTATTCCAAAATGATCTACTCAAAAAAAGTGAACAAGTGCCCGTTGATCAAGAGCAGATATTTTTAATCGAGGATTTGTACAAGACCGTAGAAAAAATGGAAGAAACTCAAGAAATGAACATGACCAATAAAGTAAATATTCAGTTTTTAAGAGAGCAACTAGATAAGGCTCTGGCTGATATTGAAGCTCTAAAAGATAAAGTTAGAGAGAATGGAGCACATCAATGACAGAGTTAGTAGTAGCTTTACTTATGATAATTAATGGAGAGATCAAAGAGGCACGTATTCAAACGTCAATGTCAGAATGCTTGAAGGGCAAGAGGGTTGCTATGCGTGATACGAAAGATTCTGTAAAGTATCAGTGTATAAAGTCTATGGCTGAGTTAGAGTTAAACATAGACGGAAGTAAATCAATTAAAAAATTAATATTAGACTGATGACTTTAAAAGCACATCAAAATCCAACTGGCGGACTAAACGCAAGAGGACGAGCTTACTATAAAGCTAAAGGTCATAATCTAAAAGCTCCTGTCACGGGTAAAGTAAAACCAGGCTCTAAAGCCGCCAACCGCCGAAAGAGTTTTTGTGCTCGTATGTCTGGCGTTAAAGGTCGTATGACTGATGATAAAGGTAGACCAACAAGAAAAGCTTTAGCTCTAAGAAAATGGAAATGTTAAATTATGAGTGATCAAACAACAGAAAAGAAATTATCTAATTTACATGGTAAACTAGCTGATGTACTATTAGATAGAATTAGAGACCCAGAGGTAAAAGCCTCTGATCTTAACGTTGCTAGACAGTTTCTAAAAGACAACAATATTGATTGTTCTCCTACAGAAACTAATAGTATCGGAAAACTAGCTGAGGAGCTCCCATTTAAGCTTTCAGACGTAATACAAGGTAAAGGGGACGCAAAGCAATAAATACTAAAATAAGACCCCTCTATGGCTCAGTAAAGGGCATAATATGAAAGAGATAACCCAAGATTTCAGGAACTTCCTGTATATCGCTTGGAAGCACTTAAATCTTCCGAGTCCAACAAAAGTGCAATTTGATATTGCCGACTATTTACAGAATGCACCTAGACGAACAGTTATCCAAGCATTTCGAGGAATAGGTAAATCTTGGATATGTAGTGCCTTTGTGTGTTGGAACTTACTGAGAAACCCAGACTTAAAATTTCTAGTAGTATCTGCCTCAAAGACTAGAGCAGATGACTTTAGTACTTTTACTAAAAGACTAATCACTGAGATGGAGATACTAAAACATCTAACTCCTAGATCAGACCAAAGGGGCAGTAATGTATCCTTTGATGTTGCCCCTGCAAAAGCGGCACACTCACCTTCGGTTAAGTCCGTAGGTATCACTGGTCAACTTACAGGAAGTAGAGCTGATTTTATTATCTCTGATGACTGCGAAAGTTTAAACAACAGTTTAACTCAAAGTATGAGAGATAAACTGACGGATAATGTCAAAGAGTTTGAAGCCGTGCTTTCACCCAACGGTAAGATTATATTCTTAGGTACACCACAGTCGGATATGTCTGTGTACAATGATCTTGCCCCTAGAGGTTATAGCACTAGAATATGGACAGCTAGAAAACCAGAGAATAGTAAGATACACAGATACGAAAACAAACTAGCACCTTTTATAGACGATAGGTTTCAAGACCTAGAGCCTATTGATCCCGAAAGGTTTAATGACCTAGAGCTCAAAGAAAGAGAAGCTAGTTATGGACGTAGTGGCTTTGCCCTACAGTTTATGTTGGACACTACAATGTCTGACAAAGAAAGATACCCACTTAAATTAAGTGATCTTGTAGTTATGGACATTAATAATACCATAGCACCCGTAAAGATTGCTTGGGCTAATAGTCCCGAGTATGTTTGTGAAGATTTACCTTCGGTTGGTTTCACGGGTGATAAATACTACAGCCCAATGTTTAAGTCAGAAGATTTTGGAGACTATAAAGGTTCAGTAATGTCTATTGACCCTGCTGGTCGAGGAAAAGACGAATTGGCGATTGCCATAGTAAAACAGCTAGGTGGTAATCTATTTGTGCAAGAATGCACGGGGTTAAGTGGTGGGTACACAGAAAGCAATCTAACTAAGATTGCAACACTAGCTAGAGATACCAAAGTTAATAAGATTATCGTTGAGAGTAACTTTGGTGACGGTATGTTTACTCAACTGTTAAGACCTGTGGTTCAAAGGTATTATCCTGTGAGTATTGAGGAAGTTAATCATACCAAACAAAAGGAACTAAGGATTATAGACACCCTAGAGCCTGTTATGAACCAACATAGGTTAGTTGTTAGTCCGCAACTCGTTAGGAAAGACTTTGATACTAAAGACCCTAATTATCAGTTATTCTATCAGTTAACTAGAATTACTAAGGACAGAGGATCACTAAGGAATGACGATAGGCTTGATGCCCTAAGTATTGCAGTAGCCTATTGGGTAGAGCAAATGGCAGTCGACAGTGAAAACCAATTGCAAGACCATAGAGAACAACTACTAAAGAAAGATTTAGAAAGGTTCTTAGATGGAACTTTAGGTCGTGGGTCTAAAGGCGATCTATGGATTTAGACAAACAACTAAGACAAAAACCCCTATAGATATACCTATAGTGTATATATCTATAGTATTAGTAGTAGTATTAATACTAATAGAGATATATATTGTGTTATATCATAGTGTATACCAGCTGGGGACTAAGTATGGTAGACTAAGACTACCGTTTTTTCACAATATAGCTAAAAAGCTAGTATTGGCGTAGTTAGTTAACGATTGGATTAACTCGTTGTTGCACAGATACAACATCTTGTCAAGGCGTTTTGTTTTGTTGAAAAAATCTGAAAGGGTATCTCGTTTGCACTCACTGTCAAAAAACCCCCGATACACGTACAGATTGCATTTTAGAACCACAACAAAAAAAGCTAAATACACCAACGATACAACACAAAGTATAAAACATAGTTTGTGCGATTAGTTAACGAGTTGTTTTTGTTTTGGGTGGGGGTTGTTTAAGTGGCGGGGTGTATCTGTTTTTTTTCAAAACAAAAAACCCGTTAAGACTTTGGACATCTCAACGGGTTTTAATGTACCTGCTTTTATTTACTTAACTCGGGAAACGGAAACGATAGTTGAACGGGTTTCGGTTTCTTCTCATAAGAATATAAAACAACGGGTTTTTTATTTTTATAATCAACGACCTTTTTTACAATTATATATGTAGATCGTTTAATTATAGTTTTATTAGACTTACTCATACTACCTACTTTCATTGTTGTTAGTTGTTGGTTGACTTAAAGAACTAGGAACATTTGCCCTTGTTCTAATAGCCCGAACCCGTCTAAATCTTAAAGGCTCGGACAATTTCAACGTTGGTACTTTAAAAGATATATTTCTAAATCTTTTTTTATAAACAACGTCAAAACTTTCTATTTTCTTATAGCCCTTTAAAGACTTTAAGAAATTACATTTTATCCATTTATCCAAAACAGGATATTCCGAACTATTGTTTTGAACATATTTGATAAAATCATTTAAGTTTGTTTTGTGAGTTAACGAGTTAGAACGAACACAGAAACAAAGCGAGTGAACGAACTCTAAATATCTATAAATAGTACTCGCTGAAATATTGCCCTTAAAAATTCTAAACTCAACCGTATTTCGTGGAATAGTATTTAAAGCTGAATAACGTTCTGTTTCATATCTAAAATCAGTTGCTTTTAAACTATGGTCAACCCGTGAATATGAACTAGTCGTTAAATCACGACCACAAACACCGTTCATAAATTGTAGGTTTTCAAGTTTGTTTAAAAACTGACCTATCAACCCAATTTGATAACGAGTTAATAATTTTCTCGGTACGTGAACGTGAACACCCGTTTTTTTATCTCGGTAAGAATAAAGATAATCTTTAACGTTCTTTTCAAAATTAAACCAATAGTTAGTTTGTTTTGCATAAGCTAAAGTCATTGGAACGATATTCAATTCCAAACCTTTATTACCTAGTGAACCATCACTTTTACAGATAGCCGTACCCGATAAGATTTTTTCTTCTAACATCTTAACAATGTTTCGGGGTGAACGACTTGATTTATTAACCTCTAATTCAACACCTAAATAAAAATTCTCATCTTTGTTTTTTTCATAAGGCATTTGGGCAAAAGGCAAACCGTCAATAACTCGGTAATTGTAGGCTCTTAATCTATTATTATTCGTAGTTAGTTGAACTGAAGGAAACTCTTTTAAAGTCGTTTCATCTTTATTTATAATAATAGTTTTTTTAGAACTTATATAAATAGGTTTAATTTCGTATTCAACGTCATCAACCATTTCAAAATATAAGTTTTTATTTATTAGATGATTTGAAACAAATAAATCGTTTTCACTATCATAAAAAACTAATCTATATTTTGCCGAAACATTTTCTAAATTTGAAATCGGTATATCTTTATAAAAGGAACTAACCGAACCAAACCTATAAAATAAACCCGATA